CGTGACAGGCCAGCATTCTAACCAGCTGAACTACCGCTCCACACTCAAACTTTTACCGCGGTGCTGTGGTGGGTGCTGAGGGTTTCGAACCCCCGACCCTCTCCGTGTAAAGGAGACGCTCTACCGCTGAGCTAAGCACCCCAGCGAGCCGCTTAGTTTACAGCATCCTTCAGGGCCTTGCCAGCCTTGAACGACGGATTCTTCGAAGCAGCGATCTTGATGGTGTCGCCGGTCTTCGGGTTGCGGCCGGTGCGCGCAGCACGGTCGCGGACCTGGAAGGTACCGAAGCCAACCAGGGTGACCGCATCGCCGTCCTTCAGCGCCTTGGTGATGGCAGCAACGACGGCATCGACAGCGCGGCTGGACTCGGCCTTGGTCAGGTCGGCAGCTTCAGCAACGGCATCGATCAATTCGGTCTTGTTCATTCTCTACAACTCCTTTGGCGGTGGGTTCCGCTTATTCGACAGGGAAGCAACCGCATGCCTTCTGCATGCGGCCACCATGTGGAAACGGTTCGCCGATTCAGTCATCGCTGACAGCGATCACTCATTCGCGAGTGCTGCTTTTATACCAGTGGCCCTACCCCCACGCAAGCTGGAAAGCCAGCAATGACGCGGGTTTCGGGCCATTGGACAGCGCGCGTCAATGCTTGACGCGCGCGCTTCCACTCGGTTTGGCCTTGCTGCGCACCGTGACACGCTGCGCACTCTTGCGCGCCTTCTTCGGTGCCAACGGACGCTCCAGCGCCAGGTCCAGGACCTCTTCGATGTACTTCACCGGGACGATCTTCAGATCGCGGGTGACGTTGGCCGGAATGTCGGCCAGGTCCTTGCGGTTCTCTTCCGGGATGATGACCGTGCGGATGCCGCCACGCAGTGCCGCCAGCAGCTTTTCCTTCAGGCCACCGATGGCGGTGACGCGACCACGCAGGGTGATCTCGCCGGTCATCGCCACATCGGCACGCACCGGCACCTTGGTCAGCATCGACACCAGCGAGGTGACCATTGCCGCACCGGCGCTCGGGCCGTCCTTCGGGGTGGCGCCATCGGGCACGTGCAGGTGCACGTCGTGCTTCTGCAGGAAGTCGCTGTCGATGCCGAAGCCGACCGCGCGCGAACGCACCACCGACAGCGCCGCTGAAGCCGATTCCTTCATCACGTTGCCGAGCTGGCCGGTCAGGATCAGCTGGCCCTTGCCCGGCACCAGCGTCGATTCGATCTGCAGCAGATCGCCGCCCACCTCGGTCCAGGCCAGGCCGGTGACCAGGCCGATCTCGTTCTCTTCCTCGGCACGGCCGAAGTCGAAGCGACGCACGCCCAGGTACTTGTCCAGGTTCTTGCTGGACACGCTCACCAGCGCCTTCTTCTTCGCGCCCTTCTTCGCCTTGGCCGGCTGCGGGCCGGCCAGCGCGATCTCCTTCACCACCTTGCGGCAGATCTTGGCGATCTCGCGTTCCAGGTTGCGCACGCCCGATTCGCGCGTGTAGTAGCGCACGATGTCCTGGATGGCATCGCTGCCGATCTCCAGCTCTTCCGGCTGCAGGCCGTTGGCCTTGACCTGCTTGGGCACCAGGTAGCGGGTGGCGATGTTGAGCTTCTCATCCTCGGTGTAGCCGGGGATGCGGATCACTTCCATGCGGTCCAGCAGCGGGCCGGGAATGTTGAGCGAGTTCGAGGTGGCCACGAACATCACTTCGGACAGGTCCAGGTCCACTTCCAGGTAATGGTCGTTGAACGCGTTGTTCTGCTCCGGGTCGAGCACTTCCAGCAGCGCCGAAGACGGATCGCCACGGAAGTCCATCGACATCTTGTCGATCTCGTCGAGCACGAACAGCGGGTTCTTGCTGCCGACCTTGTTGAGGTTCTGCACGATGCGGCCCGGCATCGAACCGACGTAGGTACGACGGTGGCCACGGATCTCGGCCTCGTCGCGCACGCCGCCCAGCGACATGCGCACGAACTTGCGGTTGGTGGCCTTGGCGATGGACTGGCCCAGCGAGGTCTTGCCCACGCCCGGCGGCCCGACCAGGCACAGGATCGGGCCCTTCATCTGCTTCACGCGCGACTGTACCGCCAGGTATTCAAGGATGCGTTCCTTGACCTTCTCCAGGCCGTAGTGATCGGCGTCGAGGGTGTCCTGCGCAGCCTTCAGGTCCTTGCGCACCTTGCTGCGCTTCTTCCACGGCACGCCCAGCAGCCACTCCAGGTAGTTGCGCACCACCGCGGCTTCGGCCGACATCGGCGACATCTGCTTGAGCTTGTTCAGTTCGTTGCGCGCCTTGGCTTCAACGGCCTTCGGCATGCCGGCTTCGGCGATCTTGCGGGCCAGCTCTTCCAGCTCGCCCGGTGCGTCGTCCAGGTCACCCAGTTCCTTCTGGATGGCCTTCATCTGTTCGTTGAGGTAGTACTCGCGCTGGCTCTTCTCCATCTGCGACTTCACGCGGCCGCGGATGCGCTTCTCCATCTGCTGCACGTCGATCTCGCCGTCGACCAGGCCGACCAGCATTTCCAGGCGGTCGCCCACGGCCAGCGTTTCCAGCAGGCGCTGCTTGTCGGCCAGGCGCACGCTGATGTGCGCGGCGATGGTGTCGGCCAGGCGCGCCGGCTCATCGATGCCCGACAACGTCTGCAACAGCTCCGGCGGCAGCTTGCGGTTGGTCTTGACGTACTGCTCGAACAGCGACATCAGCGAGCGGGCGATGGCCTCGACCTCGCGCGCTTCGCGCTCGTCAGTGGCCTCGATCTCCACCGCCTGGCCGTGCAGCGAGCCGTTGCGCTCGTCGACGTGGGTGACCTGTACGCGCGACAGTCCTTCGACCAGCACCTTGATGGTGCCGTCGGGCAGCTTCAGCAGCTGCAGCACCTGCGCCAGCGTACCGACCTGGTAGAGGTCGGCCGCATGCGGGTCGTCGGTTTCGGCCGACTTCTGCGCCAGCAGCAGGATGCGCTTGTCCGCCTCCATTGCCTGTTCGAGCGCGTGCATGGACTTGTCACGGCCGACGAACAGCGGGATGACCATGTGCGGGAACACCACTACGTCGCGCAGCGGCAGGACCGGCAGGTCGAGGGTTTCACTTGGGGAACGGGCCATGGGGGCTCCAGGGAAGGGGGAAAACCGCCTCCGGGAGGGCATCTTCCGGAGACAAAAAAAGCCGATGGCCCCGTTATGGGGCCATCGGCTTTCAGATGCAAGGCATTCCTTGAAAATCCTTTCCAATCAACAACCTGGAAGGATCACTCGGCGCCTGCGGCCTTCTGTTCAGGGGCCGCTGGGGTCTGGTAGATCAGGTACGGCTCTGACTTGTGCTCGATCACCGACTCGTCCACCACCACCTTGCTGACGTTTTCCTGCGACGGCAGGTCGTACATGGTGTCCAGCAGGACCGATTCGACGATGGTGCGCAGGCCGCGGGCACCGGTCTTGCGCTTGAGCGCCTTGCGGGCAATGGCCGACAACGCGTCCGGGCGGAACTCCAGCTCGACGTTCTCCATCTCGAACAGCTTCTTGAACTGCTTGGTGATGGCGTTCTTCGGCTCGGTCAGGATCTTGATCAGGGCCGGCTCGTCCAGCTCCTCCAGGGTCGCCACCACCGGCAGGCGGCCGACGAACTCGGGAATCAAGCCGAACTTGATCAGGTCTTCCGGCTCGACTTCGGCCAGCACCTTGCCCACTTCCTGCTTGCGCTCGCTGCTCTTCACCTTGGCGCCGAAGCCGATGCTGCCGACGTCGGTGGAACGGGCCTGGATCACCTTGTCCAGCCCGGCGAACGCGCCGCCGCAGATGAACAGGATGTTCTTGGTGTCCACCTGCAGGAATTCCTGCTGCGGGTGCTTGCGGCCGCCCTGCGGCGGAACGCTGGCCACGGTGCCTTCGATCAGCTTCAGCAGGGCCTGCTGCACGCCTTCGCCGGACACATCGCGGGTGATCGACGGGTTCTCGCTCTTGCGCGAGATCTTGTCGATTTCATCGATGTAGACGATGCCCTGCTGCGCCTTCTCGACGTCGTAGTCGCACTTCTGCAGCAGCTTCTGGATGATGTTCTCCACGTCCTCGCCCACGTAACCGGCTTCGGTCAGCGTGGTGGCGTCGGCCATGGTGAACGGCACGTTGAGCAGGCGGGCCAGGGTCTCGGCCAGCAGGGTCTTGCCCGAACCGGTCGGGCCGACCAGCAGGATGTTCGACTTCGCCAGTTCGACGTCATCGTTCTTCTGCCGGCTCTCGATGCGCTTGTAGTGGTTGTACACGGCCACGGCCAGGGTGCGCTTGGCGCGGTTCTGGCCGATCACGTACTGGTCGAGCACCTCGAGGATCTCGCGCGGCTTCGGCAGCGAACTGCGCGCCGACTGCGCCTTTTCCTCAAGCTCCTCGCGGATGATGTCGTTGCACAGCTCCACGCATTCATCACAGATGAACACGCTCGGACCCGCAATCAGCTTGCGCACTTCATGCTGGCTCTTGCCGCAGAAAGAGCAGTAGAGGATCTTGCCGGTGTCCGTGGAACGACCTTGGCGGTCTTCGCTCATGCTTCGCTTACCCAGTTACCCCACCCGCTGAACGGGGGTTCGATTCGAGAATAGCACAGGGCCGAGGGGACACCAGTCCCGCCCGACCCTGCAGGAACGAGGCCTCCATGGCCCCGTGAAGGCCGGTCAACCGGCCTGGATCGACTCATCCGGACGACGCTCCAGGACCTGGTCGACCAGACCGTAGGCCTGCGCCTCGAAGGCGCTCTTGAAGTTGTCGCGCTCGGTGTCGCGGGCGATCGTCTCCAGCGACTGGCCGGTGTGCTTGGCCAGCACCTCGTTCAGGCGCGAACGCAGGGTCAGGATCTCACGCGCGTGGATGTCGATGTCGGTGGCCTGGCCCTGGTAGCCACCCAGCGGCTGGTGGATCATCACGCGCGAGTTCGGCAGCGCATAGCGCTTGCCGGCTTCGCCCGCGGCCAGCAGCAGGGCACCCATCGAGGCAGCCTGGCCGATGCAGGTAGTGCTCACATTCGGCTTGATGTACTGCATGGTGTCGTAGATCGCCATGCCGGCGGTGACCACGCCACCCGGCGAGTTGATGTAGATGTTGATGTCCTTTTCCGGGTTTTCCGATTCCAGGAACAGCAACTGCGCCACCACCACGTTGGCCATGTGATCGTCGATCGGGCCCACGAGGAAGATCAGGCGCTCCTTCAACAGGCGCGAATAGATGTCGTAGGCACGCTCGCCGCGGCTGGTCTGCTCGACCACCATCGGAACCAGGTTCAGGGCTTTGGTTCGGTTGTCCATTACGTGAGGTACCTATCTTGGGGGGCAACAACCCCGCGCCGGCAAAGGCACGGGGCATCCGGTGATCCGCCCGGGCTTACTGGCGGATCGCGTCCTGGAACGACAGCTTCTCTTCGGTGTGCTGGGCACGCTCGGCGATCCAGTCGATCACCTGCTCTTCCATCACACGGTTCTGCAGGCCAGACATCAGCTGGGGGTCGTTGCGGTACATCTCAATGACCTGCTCCGGCTCTTCGTAGGTCGAAGCGATCAGACGCATCGTTTCGTTCAGGCGCTTGGCTTCCAGGCGCAGGTCGTTGATGCGGGCCACTTCACCGACCAGCAGGCCGACCAGCACGCGCTTGGCGGCCGCTTCCTTGAAGCCTTCGTGGGCATCGGCCGGGATCTCGCCGACGCTCTGGCCGTTGCGGCGGATCTGCTCGACCTGCTGGGCCAGCATGGCGCGGGCTTCGTTCTCGACCAGGCGCGGCGGCATTTCCACCGACGAATAGGCGGCGATCAGCTGCTCGCCCACTTCGCGGCGCAGGCGGTTCATCAGGGCGCCCTTCAGCTCGCGCTCCAGGTTGGCGCGGATGTCGCTGCGGAACTGCTCCACATCGCCACCCTTCACGCCAAAGCTCTTGATGAAGGCTTCGTCGACCGCCGGCACGACCGGCTCGGACACTTCGGCGACCTTGACGGTGACCTGCACGGTCTTGCCGGCCAGCACCGGCACGCGCCAGTCAGCCGGGAACTCGACGTCCAGGGTCTTCTCTTCGCCCTTGGCCAGGCCGACCAGGCCCTTTTCAATGGTCTCGAACATCATGCCCTGGCCGAGCACGATCGAACCCTTCTCGGTGCCTTCGGCCGGCAGGCGCTCTTCACCGGCCTGCGACCAGGTTTCCACCGCGACCAGGTCACCGTCCTGCGCGCCACGGCTGACCGGGGCCCAGGTACGACGCTGGTTCTGCAGGTTCTCGATCATCTGGTCGATGTCGGCGTCGGTGATCTCGGCGGTGTGGCGCACGACAGTCAGCTTGCTGACGTCGATGTCGCCGAAGTCCGGCACCACTTCCACGGTGGCCACGAAGGAGAATTCACCCTCGTCGCCCTTGTCGATGCGCGGGCTGCCGACGATGCGCAGATCGTGCTCGCGCACGGCCGCGTCGAAGGTTTCGCGCAGCAGGCCGTCCAGCGCCTCGCCACGGACCTGCGCGCCGAAGCGCTGCTCGATCACCTTGGCGGGCACCTTGCCCGGACGGAAACCCTTGATGCGGGTGGTACGGGCGATTTCGCCCAGGCGGCCGACGATGTGGCTCTGCAGACGGTCTTCCGGCAGCGAGAAGCTCAGGCGGCGTTCCAGGTTGCCGGTGGATTCGATCGAAGCTTGCATGTTGACTCCTGCCACCGGTGGCCCACGCCCCCGGCTCGATGATTGGGATGAAACGGTTGTAAGGACACGACGTCTGGGACGCGCCTGCTTGCCGCAGCCCTTTAGTATCGCCCAATTCGGCCTGCACTGCCAGCGCGTGCCGGTCAAGGGGGGCAGCGGGGCCCGATCAGGGCGGGGGACAGGCCGGCACTGGTGCGAAAGGGGGGACTCGAACCCCCACGCCTTGCGGCACTGGAACCTAAATCCAGGGCGTCTACCAATTCCGCCACTTTCGCGTGGCCGGCACAGGCGTTCATTGTCGCAGGCGCCGACTGGAATCGGAAGGCCTGCACAAAACTGAACATGACAGGCGGGCACATCGTCCGCGCCAAAGGCCGTCCCGAAAGTCAGGCGACCGTTCGGGACGGCAGCGACTCAGTGTTTCGCCGCGGCAGGGGGCGCAGATGCGTCAGCGCCCTGCCCAGCCGCATCCACCTTGCGGCTGTCCACGCCACCATCATCGGTACGACGCAGGTCCACAGCCTCGCTGGCGGCCCCACCCTCCGCCAGCGATGCCGGCTGCGCGACTCCGGCGATCGGGCGCGCCGGAACGGCCTCGGTGCCCGCATCGCGCTCGACCGTCTTCGCCGGGTCACTGCCAGGTGCGCAGGCCACCAGCGCCAGCAACGCGAAAGGAACCCACGCCATCCGGCACAGTCGGTTGATATCGGTCATCAGCTTCTTCCTTCGTACATGCGCCCTCGGCGCGGAAGATCCATTGGGTGCGATGAAAGAGGCAATGCGGTGAGAAGCAGCGCACAGCATTGAGAACACTGATGACGCACATGCCCCTGGTTTCAGCACCGCTTCAGTAGATCCGCGCCATGCGCCGCTTCAGTAGATCCACGCCATGCGTGGATGAAGCGCAACCCGGCAAACACGCAAGAAAAAAGCCACTTGGCTGACCAAGTGGCTTTCGTCTGGTGGGCTGTCAAGGATTCGAACCTTGGACCTATTGATTAAGAGTCAACTGCTCTACCAACTGAGCTAACAGCCCGAAATCGGGGCGCGAATTATGACCCGATCCGCTCGGTGGGTGCAAGCACTTTTTTCAACATCGTTGAAACCAGCGCTGCAGTCCCGTTGCCGCTGCAGAACCCCGCCAGGCGGAGCGCTTCAGCGCGTGATCCATCGAAATGACGGGGTCACACTTATAAGAAAAAAGCCACCTGGCGTACCAGGTGGCTTCTGTCTTGGTGGGCCGTCAAGGATTCGAACCTTGGACCTATTGATTAAGAGTCAACTGCTCTACCAACTGAGCTAACGGCCCGTGAAACTCAGACGCACATTGTAACGTGCATTCTGTTTATTGCAATACCGCTCCGGCTGCGCCGATACGGTTGAAACAGTGGGGTGGCTGAGGGGATTCGAACCCCCGACCACCGGAATCACAATCCGGTACTCTAACCAACTGAGCTACAGCCACCACTGAAACTTCTGCCCCCCTGCCGATGCTGCCAGCAGTGGAACCTGATGCGTTGCGACCGGGTGGGACCAGAAGGCCGTCCCCTGAAGCGAGTCCGGCATTTTCCGGGAGTCGCGAAGGAATTGCAAGCATTTCTTCACATTGATGTGCCGGTCGCCATTCCGGCCCGCGTCGCGCTGCGCACGCGCCCGCCTCAGCGCCGATCCTCATCCAGCAGTGACTTGAACAGATCGGCCGACGGCATCTGCGAAAGCGGGATTTCCGCCATCTTGAACCACTGCGTCGGCGCTTCCGGATGGGGTCCCGACAGCACCACCCTGCCCTTCCCGTGGCGATACGACGCAGCCGCAATGTCGCCATTGGTGTAGCGGGAAATCACCTTGAACCCTTGGTCGCGTGGCGCCTTGGGCAGGTAGGGACCGTCCTGGAAGTACACCGTCTGGCGACGCCCGTCCCAGACGACGGGAATCACGGCATCGTCTTCATCCTGCACCGGGAATCCCGGCCTGCCGGCCTCGGCGTCCAGGTCCTGCGCCAGCAGGCCCAGATGCGATGCACCGGCCAGGTAGGCCCCCATGCACAGGCCGATGTAGGTTCCGCCTGCATCGACGAAACGACGGATGACTGCCGCCCCCTCTTCGCCCACCGCCGCCATCGCGGCGTCGATGTCCTGCCCGCCCCCCGGCTGCACATAGGCCCGGTAGCGCGACGTGGCCAGCGAATCGACATCGACGGCCTCGCCCGGGCCGACGAACACCACGTGATAGTCCGGACGCGAACGATGGATGGCCTGTTCGACGGCCTCCGAACACCCTGGGCAACCGGCCTCGCCGCGGTAGACCGCAATCACGGGGGCATTGGCGGACGCCTGCACGGCAAGCCCCAGGCCCATCGCCAGCAGCAGACAGCGCGATCGCGCAACGGTGTTCATCAAGGGATGGCTCAGCGCAGTCACCCCGGCATGGGGCAGGCCGACTATGCCTCGGCCACGACGGACCAGATTGAATGCGCGCCAACACAGCGCAGGACCAGGCAGAGGCCGGTAACAACAGGACCTGCAGGAGATGGGTGAAATGGCGCGCCCGACAGGAATCGAACCTGTAACCGCCGGCTTAGAAGGCTGACGGACTGTGCATTGTAGTCAACAACTTAGATTGAGTTCAATTCAGGAGGCCATCAGGAAAGCGCCTAGTCCCGCGTTGGGCAGGCATGGTGTATTCGGGAACCTCCCCCGTCACCAACCGCGTAGATCGCGAAGCCCTGCCCTCACCCATGCCTTGCTGCGGATGTCCCTCGCTCGGGGCTTCGTCTCTGCCGGCGGCTTGCGCGGTTCGAGTGCTGCCTTGATCCGCTCGACCTCCTTCGCTCCGGCCTCGGCCAGGCGTCGAGCCTGTTGCTGCTGCTCGCGGGTCGGAGGCAGACCGGGCAATGGCGGGGGCAACTGGATCGGCGTGCCATCAGTCAGCCGGGCGACGGCCTCACGAAGGGGCAGATCGGGGTAGAGCCTGGCGGCGCACCATCGCTCGCCATAGCGTTTTGCCTGCCGGACGTTGGCGGCTCGCACTTCCTTCACGTCCCAGAACTTCTGACCTTCCATCCAGAGGCGCACCCCAGGGCCGCCATCAGGAGTGACACTGGCCGTCTCCCGACCGTTGTACCAAAGCGCCCAGCGCTCACCCGTCTGGACCCAGCCAGAGGGAATTGGCGCGGTGCGGAAGCCTTGGTAGCCGTGGGAGGGACGCATGGCCGGAAGCATACGACCGGCTGTCGCAGATCCTGCGAAACTCCTGGCGACTTGCCTGAACCGTTCGGCCAAGGTGCCGGCGTAGCGCTGCTCATGCGCCCCCGAGTTGAGCTGCCTGTGGCCCCGGGTCCGGCAAGGCCAGAATGCCTTCCGCACCAAGCCGCCGCCATAGGGCAACAGCGGCCTCTATGGTCGGGCTGTCCCTACACGCCCTGGGCACGGCCGGCCGCGCTACGCTCCGGCCATGTGCGGCCGATTTGTCCAGCTCCCGGTTGTCGACTTCGGCCAGCCCGGGCTGGCTGACCTTGCCCACGGCCTGGCCGAGATCCAGCCCAGCTACAACCTGGCGCCGACGCAGCGCGCATCGGTGGTCCTGGACCGAGGCGAGGGTCGGCAGGTCACCCGGATGGCGTGGGGGCTGCTGCCATTCTGGGCCAAGGCCAAGGGTCTGCAGGGCTCAACCATTAACGCCCGCATCGAGACCGTGGCCACCAAGCCCGCCTTCCGGTCGGCGTTCAAGAAGCGCCGGTGCGTCATCCCCATGGCCGGCTACTACGAGTGGTCGGTGAGCCCCGAAGACGGGAAGAAGGACCCGTGGTTCATCCACGCGACCGAGCCACTGATTGCAGCTGGCCTGTGGGAGGACAGCAGCCCGCTGCTGCCCGACGGCAACCTGGGCACGTTCACCATCATTACCAGCGACAGCAGCGGCGTCTCCGCCGACGTCCACGACCGCATGCCGGTCTGGCTGCAAGCCGGCCAGATAGATGAGTGGATGGCCGCCAGCCCCGACGACGCCATGGCGATGCTGCTGGCAAGCTCGCCTCCGTCCATGGAGGCGTATAGGGTCAGCCGCGCGGTCAACACACCACGAAACAACCGCGAAGACCTGCTGCAGCAAGTTGCGTGACGCCTACAGCAGGGAGGCCTGGCTGTCGTCCCAGCTCTTGATAATCAGCTCCCCGAACTTCTTTCCCCTTCCCTGCCCGCCGCCAATCGTGTAATCCAGCTGCAGCGGCACCAGGTCGAAGCCGGCGAACACCTCCCGGATCTGAGGGTGATCATTGATAGAGACCACAAATCGCCCAGCCGAGGTGCGCATCAGCTCGGCCATGGCTTCGTATTCCGCGAATGGAAACTCGACGCCATAACCCTCGGTTTCCCAGTAAGGAGGATCGAGGTAGAACAAAGTTCCCGCCCGATCGTAGCGGCGCACGCACTCCTGCCACGGGAGGCACTCGATCACGGTGTTCGACAGACGCAGATGCACCGCGCTCAGCTCCTCCTCGATGCGCAGGAGGTTCAACCGCGGACCTCCTGCGGTTACTACCCCGAACGATTGGCCTTGCACCTTCCCCCCAAAGGCGAGCTTCTGCAGGTAGTAGAAGCGCGCAGCACGCTGAATGTCGGTCAACGTCTCCGGCCGCTCCATCTGCGCCCACTCAAACATCTGCCGCGATACCAGGGACCAGCGGAACATGCGCACGAACTCGTCCAGGTGATGCCGCACGCAGCGGTACAGGGAGACCAGCTCGCCGTTGATGTCGTTGAGCACTTCCATCTGGGCTGGATAAGGCCGCATCAGCAGTGAGGCGGCGCCACCAGCAAACGCCTCGACGTAGCAATCGTGAATCGGGAAGTGGGGATACAGGTGCTTCAGTAGGCGGCGCTTGCCGCCCGGCCAGGAAATGATGGGCTTGGGCATGGTTTCTCAGTATTTGCGATAGAGGAAGCCGAAAATCCCGCCGCTCTCGCGAGGGCGACGGGGCCACGGCCAATGCCAGGTGCTGAGACCACCTGTGTTGCGGCGCTGTCTGGATGCTTGCAGGCATCTGGGCAGCGCCCTGTCTTGCTAGATGGTGACTTCCATCACCGGAAGGTTGGGAGCAGCCTCGACCAAGCGACCACCACGAACCCATACGTTGTATGGGATGGCCTGCTGCAGCTGGCCGAACGCCCGCATCTGTACACCGTCATACGTCGTCAGCGTGCTGGTGCCATCACTGTTGTGTGCGGTGACGGTCGCCAGCAATCGAGGGTTGCTGCTGACCAGTTCGCCGAATTGATCCCAAAGGTCAGTCCGCATCGCTGTAGTGCCTTTCAAGGGTTACGGTCTGCTCGATCACCACTGCCTGCTGATCGATCACAACATCAACGCGTAGCGACTCGCACTGCCCATGCCACCGCCCCGCAGCGCCAACGACCTCCACCAGATCCAACGGCATGATAGGGCCGATCTCGCCTGGCTTAAGCGGCTTGGGAAACAGCGGCATAGTGAGGTCGACGGCGGCCTGCTCACCGCGATCACTGAGGATGTTCCGACCGCGCTCGGCGGCAGCAGCAGCAACATTGATCAGCGGGCTGCTGACCTGCTGCGCGAACAGCTGACCTGCCTCACCGTCCTTGCGCACTTTGCAGGTGATGCCCTTCCCCGGCAGCTCACCGGTGACCACCACCGCATCGTACAGTGGCGCGCTGCGCATCTGGAGGCTCTCGGTAAGAACAATGTCCTCTTGCACAACGTGGTCAGGAGGTGAGTCCCGCCACAGCCACGGACTTACCGGATAGCTGGCTCGCACCCGCAACATCGGCTGGGCCGGGTCGGACTGCACCACCGCGCCACTTGCCCCGGCCAAGCCACTGATGGCATCGAGAGGCGTGTTCGCGTCGTAGAACCAAGCACCGGCGGGAACGATCCAGTCGACAGTCCCGTACTGGCTTGTGAAGCCCGTATCGGCAAGCTCCTCCGCCACCAGTTGCGACACGCTCCTATCGTCACCGGTGACCTTCACCCGAGCTGGCGCGTAGGGCGTAGCGAGAAGCGCGGTTCGCGAGCGACCACTCAGGCGCACCGCCCCATCCGCGAACTCGCGCTGCTTCTGATAGCTCTCCACGATCCCGGTCCAAGCGTGCCCGTTAAGCACAACCTCGAACTGGCGCGGGCCCGCTGCCGTGGGTTTCAGGAGTTCAAGCTGTGCCGGATCGGCTAGCTCAAAGTCGAACGTCCAGCCCCACGCGCTCCGGCCCGATTCCAGGGTGATTCTTGTTACTTCGATCGGCATACGGTCCGGAAGCCGTACGAATGACACGGTATTGATCACGACATACGTCCTTCGTTGCGGGCGCACCGCGTAGCACGCGACAACGCCGAGATTGAGTGGAACAACTCCGAAGCCACCAACCACCGGGCAGCCCAAATTCAGTCCGACCATGTTGCCGGCCGGCCAACCGGGCTCGGGATCAGGATCGGGTGGAACTGGAGGTCGCACGATCCATGGAAGTTTGGCTGCACTCCCCCAGCGCAGCCGCCAGGACCTGGGCAAACGATCGCCGCACCCCCAGCTGCCCTGCCATTGGTTTCGCGCTGAATTGCTTGAAAGCCAACGCGTCCCTGTCGATGCGCTCACCTGATCCTGCGAAGACCAGCGCAAAGCGCCGCCCGTGCCGAGGATGCTTGGCGTGCCCCATCGGGATAGCAGCGACACGCCCTCGGAGTCCATGGACCGCCACGGCTGGGCATTTGACCGCCGAAGAACGCCCTGCGAAGACCGCCACCGCAGGGTGCCCCCACGGCTCAGCAGTGGTGTAAGACCCCATCCTGTGGCTGTGGCGCCCCCCTCCAGGCGCGGCGCGCCACGCCAACCGGAAGAGGCCACAATCGATGCGCTACCCGCGCATCCCCATCCAACCAGAATCATGGCTGCGCGCGGGCGAGCCACCAACCATGAGAGCGAGGAACTCGTCCGAAGGTAGGCGCGCTCGGGTTCCGGCGGCTCCTCCGTCCACCAGTTGACGCCAAGATTCAGGCCGACCAGGGCACCGCCCGCCGCAGCGAGCGGGCCCAGGTTCAGCACTACCCTATTGCCCAGCTGGTCCATTGGCTACTCGCGCGCCGCCGGCGCAATCCAGTCCTGGATTGCGGCATTCTGCCGACCGAGGTCATCGAAGCCAATGACCGTGAAACGGAATGCCGGATGGAGACGATCTACTCTCCAAGTGCCGTCCGCGCGGCTCATAGTGGACGCCACGCAGATGCCGCTGCCGCGCTCAAAGACCATGATCCGCCCCTGAGCGGGCTGGTTCAGAATGCGCAACCTACCGTCTGGCTCAGCCGGGTCGTTCGTCTTCGGCGCCTCACCGGCGAGATAGCCGGGCCCCGCCCACGCTTGGCCGGACGAGCTGCGAACGCCAACCCGAACCGCCGCACGCGGAACGTTCCATGTGACCTTGGCGTTCCTTGCACCATATCTAGTTGACGGGATTCCCACGGTCATCCCCACGCATTCGTGATGTCGATGAGAATCTGGCCGGTGTATGTTTCGTTGAAGCCGGGCGAGAAACTGTCAGCGGTGACGCACTTCGCCAGAAGCTGAGTACCGACCGGGAGCCCATCCACGTCGGACACAACGGTCAGCTCAGGGAAAGGCCGTCGGTGGATAGGTGCGTAGATGCCAGGCAAGAAGCCACGCGGCTGCATTGCGGATTCAAGGATATCCACGGTCGAATAGAGCAGCCCGCCGTTTCCAATGTACGGATAGGTTGGGTAGTTGGACTGATTCCCCAATGTGGTGTTTGCCGTCACGGCTGCAGCAGAGACAAAGGATCGAATCGAACCTGGAATTCCAGACATTGAGCGTCCAACAAAGGCCGATGTCTGAGAATCCGCGTTTCCGAAATCAGACCACTGCCGAGCCTTGAATCCATACCCGACGCCGCTACTTCCCTCACTGTCGCTGCCCTTGTAGGAAACGACAAAATGATGTCGATCACCGGGCTTCATCGACGTGATGTCACCAGCGTAGTGACCATGCGTTCCCGCGTAACCCTGGGTTCCGTAGTTTCCGCCCGTATCAACGAATAGGTAGAAGAACCGCTCAGTACCGATAACTATCCAATGACGCAATGCACCGCTCGCTACGTTGGACTTCTCCCACATTGACCCATTCGCTTTGAGCGACGGCGAGGGTGTCGCGTCTTCCCCCGTGTTCAAGTCGCTCATGGACGAGTAGCCACGCAGCAACGCCGATCTTGCAGCAGTGTCATCGACCCTCAGAAAGTAACCGGTGCCGGACACTTGCGAGTTCTGGTAGGCACGAATGTTCACGCCGCCGAACCCCTTCGTCCACCCCAGACCATCCTTTCTTCCCGCGCCGACGCCATAGCCATCGACCAAGACGGCATCGAGGAGCGCGATCAGTGCGCCCGGCACACCCGAAAGCAGCGGCGCACCTGAATCGGTGCTTCGATAAATAGTTGGAACGAGACTCATGCTTGAACTCCTGCGACGTTGCCGATGACCTGGAAGCGAGTCGAATTCACGACGCTTTCAGGCGTACCTGGGAGCGTGGTCCGTACCAACCAGATCGGCGCCAAGCCTCCGACTGTGTTGAAGCGAACCACATTGTTGGTAGACCACCCGGAGCCCCAGCCTGCTCGCGGGATCGTGAAGTAGGGACGCCCCGTGCGCGGATTGGTAGGTGCGCAATCGGCGGTGACCGACCCTGCCGTGATGGTGCCGACCGTCTCGCCCATCACCTCGAACGTCGTGGAGCTGTTGAAGCGAATCGCCCATCGCTCGGTAATCGCATCCGCATTGGCTACCACCAGCGGATAGTCGGTGTCGTTGAACGTGCCAGGTGCGGCGCTGCCGATCAGCAGGTCGCTCCACACGCCAGTCCAGGCTGCCTGGTCGAACAGGTTCACTGTGCGTGCCTGCAGGTCGAGCGACCCGTTGGCCTCACCAAGGCGCAGGGCCGCGCTGATCATGGCCTCCCCAGCGGGGAAATCATGAGTAAGCCCACTGTTGATCTCGATCTCCCCCGTGATCTGAGGCTGGACTACCAGCCGGCGATCCTCGACACGTTCACTGATCACGATGGGCAGGGTATACGCGGACAAATTTAGAGGGTCGCTGAAGGTCAGCCGCCCCAAGGCGAGATCCACGACATACCAGGCGCTGTCGACGGGAGCCCCTTTGGAATCCCTAACCTCCACACCGGCGATTCGCGTGCGGCCGAAGGCCACAACCTGACCCGCCTGCGGCGATGTGATGCTGTGCTTGGCCGTGTGATGGATCAACACCGTTTGACCCGGCTTGAATGCCGGCACACGTCCGTCGCTCGGCAGGCGGACCGATGACAAGCCGATAACCACTTCGGAGAGCGGAATGGACCTGTAGACCACCGCCCCCATGTAGATAGAGCCGGCAAGCACGAGCGCCGGGCGCCAGACCTGGTCGCCTTCCACTTGACCGGGATCAAACCACGGTTGGCCTTCATTACCAGCGACCGGTACCAACTGACCGAACTTCACCTTCGCCACACCGCTTTCCCAATCCACATGGCCGCGGATCTGGGCGCTGGTGATGTCACCGTTGATGTCAGCTGTCGCCGTCAGCAGCTCTCCGTCCAGTCGGTTGGCACGCAGCGTGAACATACCCGGACGAAGTGGTGAGCCTGGCGCGCGGAAGAAGGAGTACGCCACGCCCGGGTCAGCGATCCGGGTCAGCAGCGAAAGCACCTGTACGGTGTTGCCGCCACCGGGCTGCCACTGAGTGAGGTTCACGATACCCGACGTGTAGTCCACAGTGCCGGCGTAGACGCCGGCACCAGTCTGTGGGTCGATGCTGTGGTACAGCCCACCGCTCCGGTCGATGTAGGTCCTACCACGGAAGCCAAAGCGCACGCTGCCGGGCACAACACTGTCGCTGATAGTCGGTGTCAGCTGCAGCTGCATGGCGGGCAGCGGCAACGATTCCTGCGCCTGCTGCGAACTCTCCCCTGCAAGCAGCCACGCCGCAGACATGATCGTGCCTGCCGAGAACTGTGAAAGCACGTCCAGTCGGCCGTACCCTACAACTCTGAGCCGCCCGGACCGGTTCTCGTACTGCGGATAGGAAACCTGGCGCACCATGAACTTTCCGGCCTGCACGGACACCGCGCCGGTGCTGTAGTTCACGGAACCGAGCACCGTCGTGGATGCTGTGTCGCCCACCGAGACGGCCACGATGTTGCCGTTCCCGTCGTCCTTTGCGACAACCCGCATCGGCTGAGGCGCAGAGGTCAGGTCGTCCCGATCACGGGTAACGCTGACCAACCAATCGAGAAGAACGGAGCCGGCGCGCACCGGCCCCTGAGGCAAGGTGAAGGAGACGATGCCTGACGCGTCCGGTACCGGCTGCGGAGCAGCATGCAGCGGCTGCCCCCAATCGTAGGTGATTGCCAGGCGACTGTCCGCATCCGGCAGGGTGCCAGGCCGCAGCGATACCTCACCCGTCGAGTACGCGATTGACCCGCGCACCTGACCGCCGATCAGCATGCCGCCCACCCCATTGTCGGTGACCGCGACGTCTGCACCACCGATCCGCAGGGTCATGCTGACGGTGCCCGGGACAGCCGAGCCCTCGCCCAGAACGAAGTGCAATGCCGGAGGCTGGATGGCCGCATCCCCCACACGGGATTCAGCGATCACAGGCGTGCCCCACGCGGCGATGATGCTGCTTTTCAGATCGGGCAACGCACCAGCGGTGAGCACGATGGACCCAGTCGAATAATTGACAGTGCCACTACCCTGCCCCGGCTTGCCAACAAGTTGCCCCCGACCATTGTCGGTCAACCGAATCCAGCGACCGAGTGCCCGGTAATCCACGATCACCGTACCAGGTGCAGGCAAGGGCGTCGCTTGGATCAGCCACACCATGCCTTGGTTGTTCTGAGTCACCGCGATCTCATCGGTAAAGCCCTGCATGGGGATTGCGCCGGCCGGGGTCGCCGTGACACTGATAGAGGTGGCGCTCGCGCCAGAAGCATGGGTGACAGAGATCACGCCCGCCTGATAGTCGACCGTTCCGCCCCAGGGCGTGACCGCCACCGAGGTCAACGATCCGGAACCATCGTCGGCCAGCTCCACGCTCCCGGCGACTACCTTCACGCTGCCGACGGCCATTCCTGTGCCCAGGTAGCGGGTGACCGGTACGCCTGCCTGGAAGCTGGACGCAAAGTTGAGCGCCAGGCTTCCCGCCGCGCCGGAAGGAACGAAACTCATCATGCCCAGACCGGCGAGCACGTCGCTCACCGGGGTTTCAGCGGTAGACGTGGGTACGATTGGCACGTACGGCGTATCCACCAGCACGGAGAGATCGCCAGGCTTGCCGGCAGCAGTAAGGCGCTTCACGCTGTGATAGCTGTTGGCATCCACCACGTTCGTGTCGTAGACACGGGTGGCCGGCTTGCTCGCGGTGTAGCGGACGACTTCCTGACCGTAGAAATTCCGCAGCAGGGCATTGACCAGCTCAATGACAAGAACATCCCGTTCGAAAGCACCCTGATCGTCCGTGAAGGTTCGGGTCGTGCGCGAGAGCACCGACTTCACCCGCACGTACTGCTCGCCCTCATCATGCCCCGAGCTGGCGGGCGTCAACAGCGACAGGTTGTCATTGATGTCAGGGCTTGGCGCATCTGCGGTCGTGTACACCAGCAGCGTCATCTGGCCGATGAAGTGGTTCCCCATCAGAATGAATCGCGACTCGGTTCCACGGGTGATGTAGCTCTCGACCCTGTTCTTGGCGTCCAGGCGCACATCACTGTAGGACCCTGTTGCGAACATGCTCACCGTCACCTTCGGGTCAGACGGCGGCTCAATGAGGACGCCGATAGCATCTTTCAGCACATCAACGTTCGAAGTGTCCACGTGCACAAACATCTTGCGCAGCGTGGCACGGCCGGTCGTCCGCTCCTCATCGCCGATGTCAGGGAAGAGATTGTTCATGGCGCCGTCCTGAACTTCTGCCTGGATCATCCGGCCACCACCATCCGGATTGTCTGTCAGGCGCTGCGACTGGCGGAGCTTGATGTCGGTTGCGGAAATGGGCATTGATTACACCGTCATGAGGCGAAGAGTGATTGAGAAAAGGTCAGAATCCAGCGCGGGAACGGCGAAGCGAGTGGGCTCGACCTCGATAGCTGGGCCATCGACACGACGCCACCGAACCTGGAAGGTGCGATCGCCGCCGTTATGGGCAGGCATGACCAACTCCAGAGGCGTTAGGCGCGCCTCGCTCTCACTGGCCTGAAGTGCGCGGACGATGGGCAAGGCAACCACGCCGACGTACGCGGTGCCGTCGCGGGTTGTCTGCAACGTGATGGGGCGCCCGGCCTGCCGTGCGGACTCCTGCACGATCATTGCCCCATTGAGGCTGTTTCGAACCTGCTGCCCCACCCTCCATGCCGTGAACTCATCGGTCCACTGGAGATCGGCCGGCAGCTCTATCCCGGCGAGCAGAATGCGGGTCATCAGCGCCGTCCCCTGACCGAAACCGAGCGGCTTTTCTGGACAGCAGTCAGCACCATCGGCGTCACCAGGTTCGCGATCCTCTGGGCCTGCTGGAGCTCTTGGGCGGTCGCCCCGGCCACCACTTCTTTGCTCGGCACTTTCCAGTCGATGATCAGCACTTGTTCCTTGTCGGCGCCTGCCTGTATCCGCCCCGCATCGAGCTTCGCCTGAGCATCTGCCTCGGCCTGAGCGGCCCTGCGCCGCTCCTTCATCGCATCGGCGGCCGCACGATCCTGCTCGGCGCGCTTTCTTTGCACCTGGGCTTCCAGCGCCGCGACCTCGGCAACCTCCTGTTTGCCGAGGAAGTCGTACTGATACTCCAATCGGCTCTTTGCGGAGGAGGCAAACTCGTCCTCGGTCTCCGCCAATCCCTGAAGCTCTTTCTTGTACTCCGCCAGTTGCTTGCGCTGGGCGGTGACCCTATTTAGAGCATTCGCGAACTGTTGAAGCGGATTCGGACCACTTAGATTGCGCATCGCCTTGAGCGCTGCATCGGACACCTCGCCGATGCTGAACGCCATGCTCTGTGCCGCCTTCCCAGCGCTGCCCATCTGCTGTCCAGACTTCTCCGCTCGATTGCCGAGGTTTTCCATCTGATTGCCAGCTTGGGACGTTTCCTGAGCCAGCTGCCCCACGGCCTGCTTACCTTCCTGCGCGCCGGCTTGGACCTGCTGCATTGCAGATTTTCCGCTTCCGCCCATCTCCTTCAGGTGCTGCCCGGTCTGAAGAATCTTCCCCTGCACCTCGAGCTGTGACTCCACCTGACCCCTGCGCCAGCTATCACTATCGGCCACCGCTGCGCGAGCAGTGCTCGCATAAGCTTCGAATGCACGGCGGACATCCTCAATGCTGGCCTTGCCCTGCGAAGCGCCCCGTTGGATCGCCTCAAACGCTGCCTTCGCAGAGTCACGGGCATTGTTCAAGGATTCTTGCGACTGGATGCCGAGGCGGGCGAACTCATCGGCCAGAGGGTTCACCGATGCCTGGATGTCACGAATTCGCGCATTGAGTGCCGCTGCAGAACGCGCCGCCGCGTCGAACCCGATCTTGCCCTGTGTTCCCGCTGCTTCGAGCAGGGCGCCCAGGGTCCTCGCCTCGTCCAGCGTGGCGACCTTCCCGAGGGCTGCCTTGAAAGCCTCTTCGATCTGAAGGCCAGTGGCAACAGCGCTCTCGGTTACGGCACCGAACGCGGCGATCGCGTCCCGGCCGGCTCCGGTGAACTGCACACCCAACCTGGACGCGGAGACGCCCAGCTTCTCCATCGCGGCAAGCAACGTCGTCTGCAGGACTGCGGCTGCATTGGCAGCACTTTGAGGCAGGGCGTCAAATGCCGCCTGGGATGCCGCCTGGAACCTCGCCAACTCCTCACCGGAGAGCTTCCGCAGTGATTCCAGAAGGCCATCCCGAACATTGCGCTCCGCCGCAGCGCCCTGCGACGCCACATAGCCCAGCGCCGTGCCAACGGCGGCCAAACTAGCCGTATCAGCAAAATTGAGCCCCGCCATCATCTTGCTGATCGAGTCGGTGGCGAGGCGCGCATTGCTCTGCACGCCCTGAAGCTGTTCGACCACCAGCTGTGCCGCGCCCCCGATACCACTCTTCATGGCATCCGCGGCGATGTTCACTGCCTTGGAGAGTCCTGCGTACCCTGTAGACACGGCCAGCAGCTGCTGCGTCACAAGGCCAAGTTCCTGCAGCTGAGCGGCGGTAGCAACGCCCGCCTTCTGCTGCATCAGCAGGAATCCCTCCTGGGCTGTCAGGTACTGCTCAAGCCCTGCCAGGCGCTGTGCATAGGCTTCCCGCTCAGCCTGCCCCATTCGCGCAACTTCCTCAGTGGTTTTAACCACCACGTCGCGGTATTCAATGAACGAGACGGCCTGGCGCCGAAGCTCCAAGGCGGAGTCGCGAACCTGGCTGATGTACGCACGCTGCGCCTCGCCGGCTCGCTTCAGGGCAGGGTCGTGTTGCTTCCAGATGTCCTGGGCAACAGTCTTCAGCACGCCAAGGCCGCCCATCGCGGCCTCCAGCCCCAGCACCGATACCGCGATCGGAACCGCCTTCGGTAGGCCCCGGAGCAACAGCCCAAAGCGCCCGATGCCAGAACTGCCGGCGGCAACTGCAGCGTTGTTTGCCAGCTGCGCGCGCGTGGTCGCAAGCAACGCCGCCCTCCACGCGTTGAGCTGAAGCAGCGCGCCTATGACCTTGAACTGGGCGTAGGCCGCAACCATGAGGCCAATTACACGCGCATGGTCAGCCACCCACCGCGTAGCCCCCTTGACCGCCTCCGCCATCCCGATGATGGCCTGCGAGGTCTGCTTGGCCCAGCGGGTAAGGCTCCCATCCTGCGCCAGACGATCCAGTGTCGCCAGAAGCGTCGTCAACTGATCCTTGAAGTAGGCAAGCACGCCCTGGTCCGCGACTTCCTGCTTCCAGTCCTTGAAGCGATCAGTGGCCTCCTTCCAGAGACCCGCGATCGTTCCGACCTTGGCTGCCGCCGCTGCGCCACCGTAGGACTCGGTGAGAAGATCGAGGATGATGGTCTGCGCCTCTGCAACCCGACCGGTTGCCTCGAGGCTCTTGATCAACTCCTTCTGGCTGTCGGACAGGGTGAAGCCTTGCTTGCTAAGACTCTCCATCGCCTTCGATGGCGTCTGCAGTGCCTTGCCCACGATCTCCGCCGACGACTCCAGTGACAAGCCAAGACGTTGCGCCTGGTCAATGGTGATCTGCATCGCGGCGGGGAACTGATCGCCGACGATGTTGGTATAGGACAACATGCGCACCATCGCGCTGTTGACCTGCCCTCCATCGAAAAGGCCGGTCTGCAGTTGCTTACCAAGCTGCAGCAGCTTCTCAGCAGTGAACTCACTGCTACGGCCAGCCGCCTGGATGGCGGCATCGAGCTGGTTGACCTCCTGCTCCGCGTCACTACCTTCCTTGATGATCGACTTGATGTCGTCAACCACTCGGTTCAAGCCGACGAACGCGATCGCGCCGGCGGCAAGGCCCTTCAGCTTACCCAGCCAGCCTGCAGCGCCTTCAGTTGCCCCGGCCAGGTTCGCGCTCCCAGCAGCAGCATCGTCAGCACGCTCACGGTATTCCGCCAGAGCCCTCTGCGCTGCGCGGGTCGTCTCCGCTTGCTTGCGCATCGCGGCGTCGCCTTCCGCGAGTTGCTGTGTGCGACGGCGGTTAGCGGTGGCCTCATCGCTGACTGCTTTTGCCTGCGCGCTCAGCGCCGCAGTGGTACGCGCCGCCTCGGACCGCAGGCGCTGTTGGCTGCCGGCCAGGTCAACGGTGCTGACCCCCAACGCCACCAACTCTGCGTCGGCCTTTCCAACCTCGGCCCACTGCTCGTTCAGCGCCTTCCTGAGGCGCTCTCCTTCCTTGCGCAGATCGCGTTGTGCCGCCAATACCTCGCGCGACGGCTTCTCCATCTCACCGATGCTGAGGCTCAGTTCAAGCGCTGCGCGCTGGTTGGCATTGAATTCGCGCTCCAGCTCGCCCAGCTGGTCCAGCATCGCCTCAAATGCGTCGGCCTTTGCCGCCGCCGAGGTCAAGCCCGTCAGGGAATCGAGCAGCTTAGAAGTCTTTCCCGCCGTCTCGACCGAGACATCACCCAGCTCGCCAAATGCCGAGCGCAGGTCATCCACACCTTCGCGCCCCTGGGTTTCAATGACAACCCTGATTGCTTCTTCCAGCCGGTCAGCCATTGCTCTTTCCATTAACGCGCCACTGGCGGCGCAACTCAGTCAGGTACGTGGTGTGAAAACGTTCGATCAAGCGGCGGCGCGCTGCGAGAGCCCGGCTGTTGCCGTCAGCGCCTGAGAGCATCTCGAAGGGGCTTGGGCCCCGAAGAATTCGAACAGGGCCTCGCCCCGCCCGCTTCTGGGTCGCGCGGTCCCAACTTCGCACTCGAATGGCCCTTCGGCCCTTTATTGTGGCGATGAACGCTCCGTCATAAGTTCTGGTCTCGCCGAGACCGATGCTGGCCGTTGCGCCGACCGATCGCCTGCCAGCCCAACGGCCACCGAATTCGAGAAGTGAGATTTGCCGGGTGCTCGCCCAGATCGAAAGGAAGTCGTCCCTGCCGCGCTTGCCCGTTGAGTAGCCGCGCTCACCGGTCTCCACGCGGTACTTCCCCCTCAGCGCGGCCGCGCGGATGTTGTAGGACCCCCGCACCTCTTGCGTGGTCGCAGGGCCTGCCCGTCGCTGCAGACCGATGAAGGCCCTTTGCACTGACAGGTCGTAGCGGTTGAGAACGTCACCAGCAAGATTGGTCAAGCCATGGAGGCCCTTCGCACGGCGCCCGCTGACGAAAAACTTGAGCAGGTTGTTGTTGCGATTTGACGCCATGGCACCCTTCCTGGTTTGAATCGGGAGGGCGCCGTGCTGGCGCCCTCTTCATGCTGGAGTCAACCCGGCGATCAGCCGGCTGCCTGCGCCGCGATCTTGAAGGTGTACAGGTCACTCTCGCCGGCCTGGAAGATCACCGGGCCGGTCAGGGTCACCTGGATGGGCTCATCACTGAACCAGTCCACGTCACCGTCCACGGTCAGGTCGACGTTCGGGATGGTCAGCAGGCCCTCGTCACCGCTGATGCGGTCCTGCATGTCGCCCAGGATCTGGAAGGATTTGCTCGGCGTGGTGCCGCCGCTGATGGCGGTTTCCAGGTACGCGTCGTACTTGTAGTTCGCCACTACGGTATCGCCCGCTTGCAACTGGCCGCCGGACTTCGGAATCAGCAGGCCGTGCGCCGGATCGAGGGTGTAATCGGTGCCCTTGACCAGGTCGACGCCCCCCTTCTTGAAAGTCGGCTCGGTGTCGGCCAGAAGGAAGTTGTGCGGCAGCTTCACCGGCGTGTCCACGCTACCCACAGTCACAGAAGCGTCGGTGGCGGTGCCGGCGGCAACCTGGGTTGCCACCAACGTGCCGTACAACATGCGGGCCAGGATGGCCGGCGGCACTTCCAACGCAGTGATCGAAACGCTGGTGACGCCGGGGTTGGAATCCTTGTGGATGATCTGCTGATAGCGCGCATCACGGCGCTTGCTCTTGATCTCCACCGAGTCACCGGCTTCGTAGCTGAACGTCAGCGACGACTGCTCCAGGGGCTGATTGCCGAACTTGTCGGCGGGCTCGGGGATGACGGGAATCCTGGCGCCGTTCGCGCCGTGCTCCCAGAAGCGCAGATCGCCTGCGAATTTACGGACCTTGGGCTGTGCCATGGTGGTGCTTCTCCTACGGGTTGGGGACGGGCTCAAAGGTCTCGGTAAGACCAGCCCGCGCGGTGATCTGAGCGACGACAGCGGAATGCCCTGCGTCGTCTTCCAGGGATGCCATCTGGGTTTCAAGCAGATCGAAACTGGTAATGCCCTTGGGCAGCGCCTTCACGTTGAACGTGAGCGCGCGGATCAAGTCGTGCCTGGCGCGGTGTACAAGCAGCCGCGGATTCGCGAGGATGCTGGTGCGCGGGACTTCGAACTCGATGGTGATCGCTGCATCCGAGGTAACCTGCGCGCTTCCCCCACCACTACGGGACAGCTGCCTGACAGAGATCAATGTGGCCGGGCCATCGAAGTCTTCATCAACTTCGCTGTCGTCAACGACGATAAGACCGGTGCCGATGTCGGTGCGGAAGCCAGCACTCTTCTGGATCAGCTCCACGCGCCCGCGCAGGAACTCCACCAACTGCCAAGACAACGGCTCGGCCAGGTCAACCACGGTTCACCAGCCACCGGCTGCGGGAGCCGTCGTCGCTGAGCTTCTTACTGTTCACGAACACTTCCACGCCGAGGCCTTTCCCTGCCGCTCCAACTTCCAGGCGGTCGCCCTGCTCTGGCTCAACGTCAGCGCGTAGGTAAGCGATCTCGACCCGACCGGCAACGAACTGACGAAGCTCTCCGATGGTCTCGACGTCACGGTCGATGTAGACGCGCACGTTTGCGGTCACCGCACCGCCCTTCTTCGCCGTATGCGTACCGATCGACGCCATGCCAGCGACGGTGAATGCTGCATGCAGGGAAGCATCCAGATCCCGCAGGAACTCTACTTCGCTCACTTTGAACCTCCCATGCAGAGCAGCGCATATGCCTGCAGCGCTCTCACCTGTGCGTCGCACTGGGCTGCGGCGCCAATAGCTCGGCCCGCACTCTCATTTCGGTCGTCGGCTCGACCATCAGGCTGGCTGGCGGCAGCGGCGGCTGCGGACAGCTCGGCGGTGGCGACGGTCGCTTGCCAGCGCTGGTGCAGCCGCTGGTTGCCAGCGCGAAGATCAGCGATAAGGCGATCAGTTGCTTTCTGTGCATTGTCCTTTTCCTTTTCGTACTTGGACGCCAGGGTGTTCGCGGCCACCGCGCTTCCACGCTCTGCCTTCAGGGTTTCGGCTGACGCATCGGCCTCAGCGCGAGCGGCATCACGCTCGCTTTCCATGGCGTCACGGCTGGACGCGGCCTGGTCGGCCGCACGTTGCGCGATGGACACCGAGCCACGTTGCCAGACGATGACGCCCAGCAGCAGGAGGATGGCGACGACCAGGGCGCGGATCATGCGGGCACCACCGGGTCTTCGGGGGGGATAACCGCACCAAGGCCGCGCAGAGTCGATTCGAGCTGGCGCACACGCGTGCGCAGGGCGCTGGCCTCCTCCTGAGCCCTGAGCCGCAGCAGCATTTCAGCCTGCAGCCGCTCATCCTGGGCAGTGACCCTCTGATCGAGGAAGGAGACACGGTCGGACAGGCCCTTGATGAGGTCCACGTTGGCGTCGGTCTCGGTACGCTCCTTCCTACGCGAGAGGAACGCCGTCCACGTCTCGCGGAGCAGCCACAGCGCTACCACGCTGCCTGCAGCCCACCAGGGAGTCGTGGCGGTCACGCCGCCGCCGACCATCAGCGCAGCGCCTCTGCAACACCGGCGTCGATCACGTCCGGGCGCCAGTACATTCCGCCGTTTTCATGCTTGGCGATAGCGGTAGCCAAACGGCTCAGAGTGACCGCGCTGTCCAGGCGGATGACTTCCGAAGGCGCGACGCCCACGGCAGTGGCAACCTGCAGGACGTAAGCACCGGTGTTGTTTTCCACCGGCGGCGCCCAGCGCCCGATGATCTCCTTCACAGTGCGCAGGCCGTGCTTGCGCTGGTAGGTGAGCAGGGTCTTCGCCAGAGCGCGGAACCCGGCCTGCGGGGTCAGGAACACGCAGAAGCGCTGCTCGCGCGCGATGGCGGCGGCGGAGCGATCTTCACCCTGCCACGGCGTGCTGGTGCGGTCGATGTTGCCAGGATTGTTGTTGCGTACGCCGCGCGGCGTGCTGGTGGTGCCCATGCGATCCCCCGATGTCGCTGTGGAAGAACCGGCACCGCTCACGCCACCCGGGCATCTGTGAGCGGTGCCGGCCTGTCGGTTACGCCTTGGTCGCGTTGCCGGGCGAAAGACGGACTTCGGCGGTCGTCTGGCCGGTGGAACCGGCAGCCCAGGCGAACGCTGCACCGGTGATGTCGCCGGCCACGGCAGTCGCGGAACTACCGTCGAATGCCTTGGCGCTTGCGCTCCACACCAGCTTCTCACCCTGCTCGAAGACCGCCGTCGGCACCTTCGGCAGCGTGAACACGCCGCCCAGGGCTACGCTGCCGGTCGCGCCGACTGCGATGTTGACCAGGGCAACCCCCAGCTGATGACCGACGCCAACCGCCTGACCCGATGCAACCGGCTGGTCGGTGGTGTTGGTCCAGGGGATCACGTCCCCATCGGAAACGAAGTTCTGTGCCATGTCTCAGTGCTCCAGTTAGGGATCAGCCGCAGCGCTGCACGCCGCGATAGTCGAGGGCGGCGATGCCGAAATCGAGGCGAGCCTTCCAGCGCACACCGTCGACGGTGAAGCCTTCCTCGTAGTCCAGGAAGGGTTCGGTGATCCCATCAAGGAATGCGACCTCGATGGCCGGGCAGTCGTTCGGATCGGCGAACAGGTACCACTTGTCGTCCTTGATGCGCGCGGTGTCGACAATGTCGCGGAAGAGACCCTGCACCGCGTTCGGACGCTGCAGCTTTCCTTCGGCGTCCGGGTCGTACTCGGCCTTGTTGGTGACTCGCGCGGCACTGCCGTACTTGGTCGGACCGAGCCAGAGTGCCGGCGACAGATCCAGCACGTCATTTCCGCCCACGTCCTTCTGCTGGGCCAGCTGGACGCGCATCGCGTCGACCGAGGTGACGCTCGGCACTGCTGCCGCCAGGATGTTGCCGTGGTCGGCGTGGAACAGCGTCTTGTTGGAATCCAGCTTCGGATTGCTGGCGAGAAACGCATACGCGTCGGCTTCAATGGTCCGCTTTGCGGCACGACCGAAGGCGGTAGCCAGGCCGAGGAACGCGCCCAGATCGTCGTTGATGATCGCCTGACGGGTCAGGTTGATGGTGTTGCCCTTGGTGCCGGCGGTGATGGTTGCCTTCTCGCCGTCCGGGATCTTCTTGTTCTTGAATTCGCCGGCATCGGTCAGCTTGTCGAGGTTGCCAATGCTGCCGATGCGGTAGCGCGAGTGCTCGCGGAAGTCGCTGACCGTGCCGGTAACGCACCAGCGGGACCAGGTGTCCGGCGCGACGGCGTAGGCAGCCTGCAGTGCCTTGTGCATCGTGCTTTCCAGCAGCACGGGGAAGTCGCTGCCGCTCTGGGTAAACGCGCGGCCTACCAGCTCCAGCTTCGCCATGCCATCGGTGCGAACACCGCATCGCTCCAGGCTACGACGGGCCAGGTCCATCAGGGTCAGGCCGCGCACCGGATTGTCACCGGTGAGCGCGAAGATTCGCTTGGTCGCGGGGTCGATCACCTGGGCACGATGCAGGAGCGCATGCGTCACGGCGGAGCGCTGCAGATCCTGCTCGTCCTCGGTGACGCTGATGCGGTTGATGTTGCCGCCAGCGGCGGCATCACGCTGCTCCAGCGTCGTCAAGATCAAGCCGCGCACGTGGTCGACCGAGTGACCTGCGCGAATCCAACCAGCGGCATGCTCGGTCTGGCCGTGGCGGGTTGCCAGCTCCACAATGTCGGCTGCTCGCGTGTCACCTTCCGGTGCCTGAGCTGCGGCCGGCGCTGCCGGAGCCGGGGCGTTGTTGATGGGTTCCTGCTGGACCGCCGATTCGGCGGCGCGGGCGGCGGGCTGAGGCATGGTGTGCTCCTGCGACGATGCGCTACGGGTGAATACACAGGGGGTCCCCTGTGCGGGTTGATTGCTGCGGGTACCTGCTGCCGGGTCGGCCGGCACGGTGACGAAGCTGATCTCGCTCGGCGTCCACTCCACCGCGCGGTAGATCGGCAAATCACCGGGGTTGACGGCGCGCTCGATCTCATAGCGCTGCACGGTGTAGCCGACCGAGATGTTGCGAATGATTCCGGCACCGATATCGGCGATTACGCCGGCCAGCTCCTCGCGGCCGGAGAAGCGAATCTGCGCATGGCCTTCGCCATTGGCGAGCCAGGCTCGATCCACCACACCCATCTGAGAGCCGATGCCCCAGGTGTTATGGCTATCCAGGACCGGCGCAGCACCGGACGACAGGCGCTCCATGTTGCAGGCCGCCTCATCAACGACCAGCTCCTCCCAGTAGTACGTGTCGTTCCACCAGTCGTAGCGGCGCACGCGAGTACCTGCAGTCCACTGGAGCTCGATCGTGCGCGCCTCGCTATCGAAGCTGGTTGGCTGCAATTCGGCCTCACGCAACTGAGGTGGCATGAGGCGCGTCGTACCGTCCTGCTGCGGAGCCTGGGTTGGCTGGGGCATGGTCATTCCTCGTTGGTTGTTGAGGCGTCGACCAGGCTGGTCCGGGCGCCACTGGATTGAAGGAAGGTCATCAGCTCGAGAGCGCCGGTCTCTTTCATCCGCTTGAAGTCCTTGCCCATCTCGGCGTAGACCGCGTCCGGGTCGTAGCCACGCCGACGTAGCGCTTCGCTGGGCGAGTTGAGACCGGCACCCATCGCTGCAATTTCCGATTCGATGTCTTGCTTGGGGTTGACGTAGTCCCAGCGAGGGGTGCTCCAGTCGGCAGTGCTTCCCGTGGAACGCACACCGCCACCGAGCGCGGCAGCTTCTTCAAACCAGCGCCAGATCGGCTTACACATCTGAGGGACCAGGACCAGCCACTGCATCTGTTCGCAGTCGCGGCGGAACTCCATCTGCCGAATGCGGGCGCTGGAGAAGTTCACTTCGCGCATGTCGCCCGTGGCAGATTCGTACGGAACACCGACGCCAGCAGTGATGATGTGCGCGTTGAACTTGCAGTATTCGACGTAGCCGCCTGCAGGCTTAGGCTCGACTGTCTGGAAGGCGGTGGCACCGGTGATGTGGGTAACACCACCGCTGGGCAGTGGGCCAAGGTCGGTGACCTGGTCGCGATCTGAGCCAAGCTGCGAAGGGCCGTCATCGTCCGCGTTGGACATCGAGTCGATGTCGCCACTGACGATCACGCCAAGTCGGGCTTCCAGGTTCTTCCGCGCCAGCTCGGCGTCTTCGTACAGCATCAGGTCGCGCACTCGCGCGATCACCGGTGCGAAGCGCGTAATGCCGCGTCCCTGCCCGGGGCGGACGGGGTTGTAGAGGTGGATGATGTCGGATGCCGGCACCAACGAACTGCTCAAGCGTACAGAGCCACGCACAGCCTCACCGGGATGCGCTCCAAACAACCAGTAGCCGCGAATCCGACCAATCGCGTCGTACTCAATGCCGTTGATGACCTGACCACCGCCCGGCGCAGAGCCGTGCTTGTTTCCGTCCAGCCAGTCGATCTCCAGCACCTGAAGCTGCAGCGGGACCGCGAGACCGTCCGACTGACGCCTGGTGCGGCGGCGAATCATGACTTCGCCGTCCTGCTCCATCGCACGATACGCGGTAGCCATAAGGCCGTAGATGTCCGACTTTCCATCCGCGTCCGCCACGTCGGCCCAGCGGCCCCACAGGATGTCCAGCGCGGCAGCGTTTGGGCCTTCGGCCTTGGGAGTAATGCCGGTCCCGATCGTTGCGCTCACCAGCACCTGGAGAGAGCGCGCGCAGTACGGTACGTTCTGCACCAGTGCCCGAGCGCGGTTGCGCAGCTCGCGGGCATCTGCCAGGTGATCGGTGTTCGCGCTGGCCCCCGCCCTACGAACACGCCAACCGTCATTGCGCGAGGCGCCCTCATAGGCGCGAACTGCCTCCAGCGTTGCTCTGGCGCGGTGACGCTTCAGGGCTGCTTGCGGAGAAATTGCACCGATGACCCTGTCCAGCAACGAGGCCGCCATGTCAGAAGCCCCTCAGCGTCGTGAAGCGGTAGCGGCGCGTGGCAGACTTCCGGCGCCCGGCCGTGTTGGCGGCCACTTCCGCCTCCATGCGGTCCAATGCCTTCAACATTGCGTCGCCGGACTGATACGTGACCTGACGGTCACCGTGCCGAACGGACAACTGGCCGCTGGCGATGGCGGCCTTCAACCGCTCCACATCGTCTTTGGTCCAGCTCATCAGCGAGGCATCCAGGAGATCATGGATGCCAGTTTCCAGATCAAGTGCGGGTGAGTCTCGGGGAACTCACCCGCACCCCCTACTCATTGGCGCAAGGCTCATCAAGCAAGCGGTACAGCGTCCGTCTGTCGATCCTGAACCTCCTACACAGCGACCGTACTGACTCCTGTTCCTGCATCCCTTTCCGGATCTCATCCACTGGATAGGCGCTACTTTGCATGCTGGCTGGGATGTACAGATCCTGGGCTGGGTACTCCTCGACAAGGTAGGCCACCACGGCCTCCACAACGCTGCGTATATCGTCGCTGTCACAGCGCAGGCGCAACGCCGCACCGACAGCGAGTTCCTCCGTCAGCTCACTGATTCGCACCTTGTTTCGCACCGTGTTCCTGCTCACCACTGCCTCCCCATGCCACGAGGCTGCGCGGGCCGTGGTCGGCGAGGCACACTCGATGTTTCACGGGAATCGATCGGCGCGTGGTTCTCCGACGCAGCAGCGGGCGTTTCGCGTGAAACGTTCGCACTCGGCGGCCCAGCCAGCCTCTGTTCCAACAGGTCCCAATCCGAACGCGTGAAGCGGTTGATTCGGACCTCCGGGTGATGGGTCGCCGCGTAGGCATACACCCATGTGTCCAAGGGCTCGTTTCGGGTCACCTTCTTCTCAAAGCGATTCTTGACAGGGTTGTAGACCTCAGACACCAGGCCCGGGAAGAACTCTTCCGGCAACTGGGCGCTGAGGTGGACCATCCGATTCTCGGGCTTGCGCTCTGCGTCAGCGGAGAGGCGGCTATAGAGGTAGTGCTTGGCCGCAACGGTACCCACGTGGTTGATGGTGATGCCGCGCTTGTCAGTCTTGCCCTTCCAGGTGACGTCAGCCAGCTTGCCCTTGGACAGCACGGGAGCGTTGTTGGGTACAGCACCAAAGATGCACATTGGTCGGGTGATGCGCCGCTGACGGACGTAGTTCTTGACGGCCTCGGTGCGGTGGCCACCAGCGTCGATGGCCACTGCCATCGGCCGGAGCAGCGCGCCATCTTCGCGCTCGATTGCGCGGTTGAGCAAATCGGTCAGGGCTACCCACACCGCTTCCTCGGCTGGATCGCCCTGCAGCTCTACATAGTCCAGCGTCCATGCGGTCATACCCCGTCCCCAGCCGACGACGTGAACAGCAAGACGGTTGTCCTGCGTATCCACACCGACGGTGATAGCCAGCACACCTTGCGGAGCCGAGCGAAGCGCATAGGGCTCGGCACGATCTTTGATGACGTTGTGCTTCACTGCCCGCATTGCCGGGTCTTCCCACGTCTCGGCCAGGCGATCATTGACGAAGGTCTTTAGGGAAGCGGGATCGCCCTGCGCCTCCAGCCATTCCTTCACCAGGTCCAACCAGCGCGGCCCCAGGCCGAACTGGTAGTAGAGGCAGTTGATGGTGTAGCCGCGAATGGGCGAGTCAGGGTTGGCCGCGACCCAGCGCCCGTTGGCGATCATCTCGGTCTTGAAGTGTTCCTCGATGGCAACACCGCACTCGCAACAGGCGTACCACGCGTGGCTCTTATCGGGCGACCACACCAGGCCACTCCACTGCAGCGCTTGGTAATGGCCGCAGTGGGGGCACGGCACGTGATAGCGGCGCTGGTCGCTCTTGTCGTACAGCTTCGCGATCCGGCTGAGTCCGGCGATGCCAGGCGTGCTGATGTACTGGCGCTTGTAGGTGGTCGGGAAGGACGACGTGCGGCCGTCCAGCATCTTCACCGGATCGTCGCCGGTGGAGAGCTGCTGCGGCGCCTCATCGATCTCATCCACCTGCAGGTACTTCACCGTCGAGGACTTCAGGCGCTGCGGGCTACCCATGTGCTCCACGAACAGCTGGCCGCCAGCGAAGTCCTTGAACGTGCGCTGGTTCGCGCTGTCGCGGCTGGCGGTGCTGGTCAGCGCCTTCTTGACTGCTGCGCAGACCTCGATCATCGGGTTCAGCTTCTGGGCGATCCACTTGTTCATGGACACCTCACCCGGCAGCGCATACATCATCGGGCCCGGCGCATAGTCCATCCAGTAGGCCATGGCATTAGTGGCCAGCTGGCTCTTGCCGAACTGGATCGGGAACATGCAGACCTGGTCATGCACAGGGCTACGGGCGGACATGTTGTCCATCGGCTCACGCAGTGGCGGGTTGCGGTCCGTGACCCAGCGCCCGGGCTTGCTGCCGCTCTTGGTGGACAGGCGCATGTGTTCATCGCACCACTGCGACACGCTCATGGGCCGCCGCGGCTGAAGCGAGCGCGCCAGCACCGACGCCAGGCAGCTTTGTGCCTCCATCATTCTGCAGCCTCCGCTGCCTTGGCCGCCAGCGTGCGGAAGCCTTGGCTCAGTTCTTCCAGGGCGTGGCTCACCTCATCCCAGACCAGCCGCCGGCACCCGGCCTCATCCAGCGTTGCGGCGAGCTGCGGCGCCAGTGTGTCGGCGAGGCGCTCCATCGCACCCCGGAACGTCGTTGCATGCTCAGCGAGGAATGCCTCCACGTCCGCGCGCGGGAGCAGCAGCCCCAGCTCCTTCTGCAGCGCGATGTGCGCCATGTGCGCGTCGGTCTCGGCCTTGTCGGCCAGCGCCTTGGCTTTGCGCGCGGAATCCGGCGTCTGCGGGCGGCCGGCGCGTGAGGGCCTGGCATCGTCATCGTCACCGTCCTCTTCATCGTCATCAATGTCGGCGTCGCCAGCGCTGGTCGCCTCCCCACTCCCCGCCAGCACGCTACCGCGCTCATCTGCGTGGCGCTGGGCGACACCGGCATAGACCGGGTCTGCGGTGCGAGCGTAGAGCTCCAGGGAGGCGGTCTTCAGGAATCCCTTGCCGCCGTCACCCACCACCACCCGGCCCTTCTTCCGCAGCTCGACCACGTAGGACGGTTTGCAGCCGATCAGCGAGGCCAGCTCTTTGCCAGTGATCGTCACGTCTTCCTCAGCCATTGATTCCCCCTACTCCATTTCCTTCGAAGATCGTTAAAGCGGAGAAACGCGCGCGCGTGAGCATGTGCGGGCTGTGCGGTGGCGTGTGCGGGATGCGATAGCCGCTGAATCGACGTGGCACAAGGTGTGTGCGGCGTGTGCGGGATGTGCGGTCACCCACATACGCACGCGAGGCAAATTGCGTCGTGGCAGTGAGACCCCCGTTCGCGCCCGCGCCCGCCCATGTAGGCCGATTGCCGCACGTCCCGCACACGCCTACTGCCGCAAGCGATTCACGGCGATTCAATGCCCGCACATACGCCCGCACATCCCGCACACCCCGCACATTGATAGGCACAGTGATCACGCACGCCCCTTGTAGTCGGAGTACATGCGGCGGAATGACACGACCTGGTCGCCCAGCCATGCTGCCTCTGTCTTCCCGTCAGGCACCGTGCAATCGCCGAGCATCAGGAAGCCATGCGGCCCGTTCACGGTCTGCTCGATCTGGTAGCGCTTCCGAGCCCGGTCGGGATGGATGATCTGGCGCTTGCGCACCAGTGCGTTGATGAACTTTGGTGACGGTGCCGGGCGAGGCAAGCCCTCACGCGCGCACCAGGCCTTGTAGACCTCGTACCACTCTTTCGAGAGCGCCGGCATGGGTTTCAGCCCGGGAATGTCATCGCCGTAGAGCTCGTCCAGGAAGCGCTGCGGGCTGTCCTGGCTCAAGCCGATCAACTCTTCCTTCGCATGGGTCATCGGCGGATGGGTGCCGTTGGTGAACCCGGTCAGATCAACCTGGAGCAGGTAGTGGTGCAACGCCGCCGTCGCGCCGTTGCGGATATCGGCCAGCACCTCGGTGTAGAACTCCAGGCTCAGCTTTTCCGGCGTCCAGATCACCGCGTGGCGGCGGTCGTCCTCCTCCAGCACGACCGGCATCGCTTCGTTCGAGAGGAACACCAGGTTGGCGTGGTTGTCTTCCTCGTAGGCCTGGATGTTCTTCGGGTTGATGCGGATTCGGTCACCCGTGATCAACGCCTTCAGCTTGTTCTTGAGGTGGTACACCTCGGTGCGCGCGACCACTTCGTCGGCGAGCAGGAAGAGCTTGCGGCTCGCCCAGTCGTTGAACTTGTCTTCCAGAGCAGCCTGGTCAAGCACCCGGCCGTATTCGCCATAGAGCTTCATGTACTCATCGAAGAACATGTTCTTACCGGTGCCCTGCGGACCATGAATGACGATGGTCGACTTCATCTTGGCGCCAGGATGCTGCAGTGGGTAGGCGAGCCACTTGACCACCCAGTCGTACAGCGCCTTCTGGTTGGCCTCGTTACCGCACATGTGCCAGAGCAGCTGCAACAGCCGGTCGCAGTTGCCCTCCTGCGGTACGGTCGGCCAACCGGCAAAGAGATTGCAGGTCACCCCGGGCTTCTCGCACGAAGGGTCAAAGTCGACCTCCCGCACACGGACGATGGACCGATCCGAGTGTTCCATCCATGCACGGTGCAGTTCCTTGCGCACGCAGGCATCGCGCATGTCGCCCAGGGCAACCAGCATGTGCTCTTTGTGGTCAAACACCGTGCCGCCCTGCCCATAGACCAACGCGAAGCGCTCGAGCAGCTCGGTCAGCGAATGGATGGGGGACAGGCGGTCATTCCCCTCGCCCCCGTCGCTGGTGATGGAAGGCGCGCGTCTTTCTGCCGGCACCCGCCATGAGAGCTCCGTGAGACGGGCCTCGACCTGCGCTCGCACGACATGCAAGCCCTCCTGGGCGTGCAGATCGTTGAAGTCGCTGACCTTGCGGCCGTTGTCGATGAAGCGCTCACGCCTGGCCGGCTCATCGGCGAAGATCGGGTGCAGAACCGCGCCGCCTACGTCCAGCGCTGCTGCCTCGGCACCGAGCAGCCCGGCATTCGACGCGCCATGCGGCTGCGCGCACGAAGGGCAGAACTGCGGATGGTCGGCCAGCACCAGGCGGCTCTTGCAGTGCCGGCACTTCTGCAACACGTCGTCGTCGGCGCACAGGAGCATCTTGATGCCGCGATAGCGCTTCGCCAGGGCTGAGGCGACGGCCAGCATGTTGCCAGCATCGAACGCGACGGCTACCGGGTAGCCCGTCGCCATGTGCAGCGTTGCCGCAGTGGCATAGCCCTCGGCCACCAGCAGGATCCACTGCGGGCTTCCGCCGATCAGGTGGAAGTGGCCCTTCTTGACCATACCGGCCGGCCAATACTCCTTCGCGGGCTTGCGACCTGCCGCAGCCAGCCTGGCGCTGCGCAACACCTGCAGGCCGTGCACCTGGCCGTTGACGTCAAGCAGCGGGACGAGAGCGGCGCCCGTGGTGCCATAGCGCAGGCCGAAACCCTGCACGCCCTTGCTGACCAGGTAGTCGGCCTCGCCAACTGCATTTGCTTTGGCCCAGGCAGACGACGCCCGCTCTGCCGCTCGCTTCGCTTGGGTCTGGCGTGCGGATTCCGCACGGCGGCGATCCTCGGCCAGCCGATTGCGCAGCGCTTCGCGCTGCTCATCGGAGAAGGTCTTATCGCGCTTGCGCAGATCGACCTTCGTTGCGCCGTTTTCGTTGCCGTGCCAAACGCCGTAGGTTCCGACAACCAGCACTTCGCCGGCCGAGGTGTTCAGTTCGTGGAGCGCGTACCAGCCCCGGCGCTCGCGTGAACCTTCGACGCGGCACCGGACCATGCGCCCGGTGGTGTCCAGTTCGGTGACCAGCAGGCCGGCAGACTGCAGCTGCTGCAGCACATCGCCATAGTTTTCAGACATTCAGTAGTTTCCCGAGCCGCTATCTACCCAGGAAATGCGCGTCTGATTACCCGCGTCCGAAGTGCCCAGGAAGGACCCATCGCTGGTATCGAGAATCGCTCTCGATTCCAGGGCGGATTCAGTAGAGTGGGCAGCACGCGGCCTTTCACAAGCCACCCGGGGGGATGGGGCCGATTCAATGCTTGCTTGATACATCTGGGTTCCCCAAAGGCAGGCAGTGCTGCCGGTTGTCTTGCTGCTCTTGTCGCCGGCGGATGCGCTCGCGCTCCGCCAATGCTTCGTCGCCCACCAAGCCTGGCACCGCATCAGTCAACGCGAGTGCTGCAAGCTCCATTGCTTGCCGCGCGGAAGCGCTGGCTGGACCACGCCATCGATACTTAGATCGAGGGGCGTGATGAATCGCCACGTCAGTCCTCAGTTCCTTGCAGGCCGGCAGCGCGGCATGCGTTCCGCTCCAGTCGGAAACAGAGGGTGCGGACTTCCCGGGAGAGGTCTTGAATACGATCAGCTTCGGGGACGGTCAGGCGTCGATCGGCGAGCGCATCAATACCGGCGCCTGCCAATTGCCCCGTCAGTTTGTGCAGTTCCAGCAGCTTCGCTTGGATTGCGGCCAACTCGTCCGGCCAACCACCGAGAGGTGGTGCGGGCACATAGTCGACCATCAGGCCGAACTGAGCTGCCAGTGAGCAGACCCAGTCGGTAGCCATTGCCTGGGTCCCTACGAATCGCTGCAGGTACTCAGTTAGGATCTCGGCCATCTCCATGGAGACGGACTCGCCCTCGATTCCTCGCAGCTTCTTCCGAAGCGTCTCAGTGCTGATGGACTTACCACGGCGTTTGCTTATGTGTGCAGCCGCGTCTTGCACGCCACCTGGCGCGCACGAGACCGCATTGTTCAAAGCATCCCGCCAGTGAAGATCAGAGCGAAGGCAGGTCATGCGCCCTCCCCCTGAAACACCGAGCATTTCATCGTTCCGCGCTGAGCAGTGCGTCGATCAACATTGCTGCCATGCCAGAGATCATCACGCTCCCTCAGCGCATGCGCTTTCAAACCATCCGATCCTTTGACGCTCGCACCGGGGCAGGCGGGGTTGTTGCGATCCTGTGGGCGCCCGTGCACTCCCAGCGCAAGAGCGGCAATCATGGCCAGGAGGATCATCACCACCCCGCTCTTACGGATCTGCTGCCGAATGCGGAAAAGCCGGTAGCGCTGGTGGCCGCGCACCCAGCCGTAGCGAGCTATGGAGACGATTAGCGCTGGGTCACGGGCTGGCACTGGCTACCCCCAGCGATCCGCTGACGCGCTTGAAGTAGCCGACGATGGTGCCACCAGCATCACGCTCCCAGCGCACGCCCGGTATCAGCTCGTCGGCGGTTACTCTGCCCCCGAGGGTGTCGGCCCGCTTTGCGGCATCCTGGTTCTCGGCCATCGCCGAGGCGACCGCCCTCTCGATGGCGATCGCCACCTCCTCGGTCACACCGTTCTTTCGCCAGTGATAGACGTAGCCAGTCGCAGGCTTGCCGGTCACACGCCGCGCCAGCTCACTCTGGGTCCCACAGATCGCGATAGCCCGTTGCAGAGGGGTCATGAAATGCCCGTTCACAAGAATTCTTGCGATAAACTAGCGCAATCTTTCTTGCGAATCAACAGTGCAAGATTGCTTGCATGTTGATCGGTGAAATCACACGGGGCCTGATGGAGGCCCACGGGCTTGGCGTTGAGGCTCTGGCAGCCCGTGTCCGCGCTGCGGGCGCACCCAACGTGAAGTACCAGCACATCCAGCAGCTACTAGATACCCCGACACGCCGCCCCAGGTACATGGTGGAGCTTGCACGCGCGTTCGGCATGTCAGTCGAGCAGTTCCTTGGCTGGCACAAGGATGAGCCACTGAATGCGCTCTCAACACCCCGAGCTGCGCAGTCTCAAACCGTGCAACTCGACGCCCCTACGCTTGCCGCGTCGTACCAACTTGTCCGCCTGGCCTGTCTCGCTCTTGGATCGCCGTTCGATCCAGAGGATGCCAGCGACGCCTCGATTGTCATCTTGGCTCACAGCTACCTGACCGCCCGTCAGGAGAAGACAGTCACGCCGGACAACGTGGTCGACTTTACCGCGCACCTGCGGAAGCGCCAGATTTCAAAGGGGGTTGATCATGAAGGAAGCGGCAGCACTGGAAGCTCTCGCGCAGGCACTCGCTAACAAGGTCCGGCAGCAAGCACGGCCGCCCGACGCAAGATGCCTGCGCCAGTGCCACACACATGAGCCAAGCGACGCTACCGCCTTGGCATATACTCGCCGAATTCGCATGCTTTGCGACGCGTTCCAGCTTGCGTGGCTTGTCGACCAGCACCTGGTTCTGAGACAGCGTCTTAGCGACCTATCAACGGCAGAGCTGCGCGCCTTGCTGTGCGAAATGGAAGAAGCAAGGGAAGCCATCATGGAGGGCTTCCCCCTCGAACAAACAGGGCTCATCAAGAACATGGCCGCAGTTTTGCCACGCCCTTGACTGGTTCCCTTACGGCTTGTGCCCGTCACGCTCGCGAATGAAGTCCTGCAGCGTCTGCGGCTCACCATCATCTCTGGACGTGGCTACTCCTGCCACGTCCTCCGGCTCAATACCCTGATCCCGCAGCACCTGCCTCGCGAGCAAACGGTTGTTCCTGCGCTGCTCCTCAATGAGCACCCGCAAAAGAGGTTTGATGCCGAACACGGCCAAGGGCATAAGCAGCCCCATGACGGCCAAAGCAAGCACGGCCAGCGCCACGAGCCACACACCCAGCGCACCCAGCGTGCTGAAGAACACTTCCATACACCTCCCCTCCCTCCATAGAAGGCCCGGAGGTTAGCACCCGTTGACCCATTCAGCTTTGACCCAAGAAGGCCGAAGGTCAGGGTTTACGAGGTGATCGCCCGAACGCGCAAGTTTTCTTGTTGACGATGACGCAAGTTTGTTTGTAGAGTCCGTCCTGCCAGCTTTGCAGCTGGCGGGCGACCGGCGGGTCGCCACTCGCCGGCCCCTCCCCTGACCGGCGATAGCCGCCCCTTCGGCTACTGACCCGCCGGCGCCCTCCTTCGAACAGGAGCGCGCCATGTCTCATCGCTACGCCGATCCAACCCCGAGCCCGCTGCCCCTGTTGGCCGTGAAGGCCCTGCGGGCAGTGGCAGCACGCGATCACAGCACCGCTCGGACCCTGTGGGTCCGTAGCAAGGGCGAACACAACCGCAATCAGTTGCGCCGCTCCCGGCGCATGGGCGTCGCCAGCCTCCGCCTGGAAGCCTGCTCGCGCGACATGTCAGCCGAGGTGCGGGCATGAGCGCTCCTCTCGATGTTGTCGCGGCGAAACTCGCCGGCAGGTGCACAAACGGTTTGGAGCGCGGGCAAGGCAGAAATCTGCACGCGGTCTCCGCAGCCGAAGTACGCCGCAGCTCTGGATTCGCAGGCAAAGCAATGTGCGGCGCACAGCCTGGTCGCCGCTCGGTCGGCTGGACG